TACACAGCCCACCGTCGGTCTGTATACGTCTCTCTTCAACCCTCCCTCCCGACCTGTAGCCCATTGGTGCAGGAACAGAGCTACTTGCTCATCGGGATCTAAGCGTCTACGGACACCTAGAAGCAATGTGGAACCCTCTTTGGGAGGGCCCGGTAGACAGGTAAAGTGCCTGTTCCACATTGACCTAGCACGCTCGTGGCATGCATAGGACTTCGGATGTAACCGAAGCTGGGAGGGGAGAAACCCCCATTTCTTACCGATTCGTGACCTGACGAAAGCGTCAGACCACTTAGAAGACCAGGAGACCGCCTTAGCAGCGTGTAGCATTCCTGGGTAATCGGTCAAGAAACCACCTCTACGCAAGTGACGTACTTCACGCCACTTGCCCCCTCTACCTTTCAGAAACGCGGTCGAGTTGATCTCTACAACCGTTTCTGATCGAATTGTCTTCAGATCATTCAACTTGTACCCGCTAGGGTAATCTGAGACTTCGAGATAACGGTTAGATGACACCATGGTATCATCGCCGTTAACAAGGACATTGCCTTCTTCCCCGCGAAGCGCCCAAAGCGCAGCAAGGTAAGAGTGAAGGCTAAGGAGGGGAAAGCAGAGGTAGCTCCCCATCATCTGTCCGTGCGATACTTCCTTCTCCTCTCCGCCGCAATCAACAAGTGGGCGGAGTGACTGAAACGCCCGAAGGCGCAACGGTCCTGGAATTTTCTGACTCTTACTAAGTAAAGAGCCAAGTATCGCCTCTGTCACCTCAAGTGACAGGTTGTCTGAGGCGCTCACCAGATCTACTGAGGTCTGGCAAGGGTAAACACAGGCAGATGATATTTTCTTCTCCGTAGGAGGTCCAACAAGGCGCCACTTCTGTCTCATCAGATGAGATTCGATGACTTTGTGCAAAGGAGCAAGTACTTCAGTGGTCTCATCATAAATAACGAGAGGCCTGCACTTACCTGCACTAAGCACTTCCTTGTACCGGGCTCTAATAGGCTGATCGATCGGAATAGATCGGCCTGTCAAGCACTGCCTACGGAAATCTTTCCCTTTACCGCAATAGAAGAGATCGGCTCGTTTCGCCGTCATCCGTGCGGTTGGATTTGGTACATGACGCCAGACAAAATCGTCATAATTCCGGTCCCATCCAAAAGGGAAGATACGAGAAACC